CGGTAATGACCTTCCGGACGAAGAACCTAACGGTGAGGATAATTTTAATTTTGATTAAGTGCATTTGTTTACATGCCTGCTCTGTCTGTGAAGATATAGTGGGCGAAAATGGGGCGTAAGCACTGGCTGTGTTCCTTATTATGGATAAGTGCACAATATACATTGTAAGGGCTTGTTGATTTATGAAGCTTCAATCGGCAAGTTAATCATGATTGCTGGCACTGCCCAATTATGATTAGTGGGTTCGATTCCCCTACGCCCCTCATAAATGTGAGCCACACATAAATGGCATGGGTTAATAAATAATGGTTGTGCCCCGGAGAATACGCTTCGGGTCCTTTAATTGGGATGAAACAAATAAGTAACGAAAATGAAAAACGATAAATTAATATTGGATGCTTGTTGTGGTAGTCGTATGTTTTGGTTTGATAAACAAAATCCTAATGTGTTATTTGTTGACAAACGTTCAGAAACACTTACAGCCAAAGATAGGGATAAGATAAGGACTATAGAGGTAAAACCTGATATTGTCGCAGATTTTACTAATTTACCATTTGAAGATAATTCTTTCTATCAAGTTGTATTTGATCCACCACACCTGAAAACACTTGGAGAAAATTCATGGATGGCAAAGAAATATGGCAAGTTGCCTGATGATTGGAAAAGTATTATTCATGAAGGTTTCAAGGAGTGCATGAGGGTATTAAAACCGAATGGTACACTTATCTTCAAATGGAATGAAAGCGAGATAAAAGCATCAGATGTTTTGTCTGTTATTCCTTTCAAACCTCTATTTGGACATACAACTGGTAGACAAAGTAAGACGATATGGATGTGTTTTATGAAATTATGTGACGAATAAAATATGAAAACAAAAGAAATTATTTTATCAAAACAAACAATGAGTTCGCTTGAAATTGCCGAACTCACAGGTAAACAACACGCTCATGTTATGAGAGATATTCGCAACATGATAGAAAGCTTGAAGAAATCTAACGAATCCACATCTGGATTGGTTGAAGAAGATTAC